ACTTTGTTCAGGAAGAGTGGGTCACTTATAAAGGACCCATCACCCCCCATCTCAAGAGGGGTGAAAGGACACAAAGTGTCCGTATCCTGAGGCACAATGATGTGCTGAACCAGGGATGCGATCTCAAATAATGGGACCGCTGGTTTATTCACAGAATAACACCATTTAGTCTCTTTACCTAAGAGACTAAACCTCCCGATGTTAGTCATCGAGTAGGAGTCCGTTTCGGACTTCTGGCTAAGTAATAGCCGGATTCTCGGGTAATCCAAATACCCAAGTTCCGTTCCCCGACGCATGGAAACATGCGTGGCGAACGACGGACCCTGTGGAACCAGGGATCCTTCCTCACAATAAAACATGAGGCGCCGTGATATGTAAGTATCCGGCTGACTGACCTTAAAGCCAGTCTCCTCCAACACCTCTAAATGGCGGTGGAGCTTCTTCCGCGAACGCGAAAGAACAACCTCGTCATCGCCGACGAGGGAGTACACCTGTAAATCACATAGGCGCATGCTATAGTCATGGACTATAGTCAGGATGACCTTAGTCATCATGTCACCCATGAACCAACCACGGGTGGTCACGGTGAGGGAATAAGTCCCACCGCGACGAGGAACGAAAACGAACCTCTTCCCGCAATACAATGTCATTGCGAGAGTAGCCAGGCCTAAAGGAAAGCCTGGTTTACAGCTAGCAAGCTGTATTAGTGAGCTCCACACTTGTCGAGCCACATACCGATTACCAAAATCGGTGCACTCGGATAAATCCGAGGAAAGGGCCCAAATTGGGTCCTCACCCGCCGTTTTCGGCAGGTGTTCCCACATTGTAGACTGTGGGTTTAGTGTGTCGGTTAAAAACCGCCACAAGTGCCGGTCGCGGGTTAAACCCGACACGACACCCCGCGACCTTAAGGTCGCGGCAAAGATGTGTGCAAACACACCCATTATCACCTGATACGCGTAAGGCGCGACAGTGATAGTCCGGGCTTTGCCCGGTTCCGCCACACAATGTAGGCGGACACACCTCACCGCAGTGGGGTTGTGAATCGCATATTGGGTAGCCCAATATACGACATCCCGGGAGTTTGTTAATCTCCTGGGCCGCTCAAGCTTGATAGGCTTGAGATCTTTGGGTTCATAAATAACCCGAAGGGGGCGGTTCTCAGGAGCCCGCCCAGGCGCACAAAGGCGCCGTAGGTAGGCGGATTTACCGCCAACCTGCCTCGTGCTCTCAAGGCACGAGGTCGTACCCACGCTAATCCTAGCATGGGATGCATCGGAGCCTAAGGCTCCGTGTACGGTTCGCTCGAGGACCGTAGGGTCCAAGCGAATCTCATGTGACGGTTCCGTCACAGTTTGACAAAATTTGTCAAT